TACTTGTATTAACCCTAACGGGGCAATATAAAACGTTTGCACGGTGCAGCCATGATTAAAAGAAAGTCCACTTTTTTTGCAAATGTTTTATCATTGCATGTTATCGTTTTTTAAACTGATAATTGATAAATATAGCAATAAATTTATAATATATCGGGTTTATGGAAAGCATAAGCAATATTGGCACTACTTTAGCTGTTTTGATTACGAAATGGATTTGTATGCCAAACATATATATTAACCTTTTAAATTTAAAAAAATGAAAAACACTCTTACAGATGAACAAAGTTATGAGATTGCCCAAAAGTTTTACGGATCTTGCTATATGCTGCAAGATGACAGTTTGGCAATTGGGGCAAAGGCAATCCCTTTAATATTTGATGAATGCCTGAAAGCGTTGGATGTTAATTTGAACAATGCCAAGGTAATGCCTGCTGATGAATGTATAGAAAAATGGTGGGCAGAAGGCAGGGATAATAAATCAGGGTTTTGGGACGAAGCCCCTTACCGAACAAACGGGGATGTTATCGAAGAAATAAAAACGGCTGTAAGATATTTTATTGAAACATGGCAAAAATAGTAAGTAAAATAGACACTAAAAAATGAAAAAATGGAATTACAAACGGTTCAAATGTCATTAAACCAAAACAGCATTGACAACGCTGAATTTATTTTAGCAAATACAGAAGCTGAAAACAAGTCGCAAGCCGTATTAATTGCCTTACAAATGGCAAAAGGTATTATTAAAGCGTACAAAGAGGGTAAAAGGATTGAAACAATTGACAAATCCGGGGTTGTAAAAGATATTACTTTTGTTGGACTTTTAACGGATAAAACTTGTTAAATTAAGTAAAAATCATTAACTTTAAAATCAAAAAGCATGACTGATTCAGGAATAAAAAGACTAATACTCGTAAGTGCATTAGAGGCAGAAATGCAAGGAATGATAGCCGAAAATAAGAATAGAGAAGTTCTAGGATTAGCAATGGCTTATGATTGCGATGCTTTCCTTGATATAAGTGTCAAAATGGAAGAAATTGCACATATGCACGATGATCAAATATTAGGGCTATAATATTTTAACTTTAAAATCAAAAAAACAATGCTAAAATTACAGGCAATAGGCAACATCGGAAAAGATGCCGAGGTAAAAGACCTCAACAACCGTAAGATTATAGTTTTCAGTTTAGCCGAAAACGACAAGCGCAAAGACAAAGACGGGAACTCCATAGTTAAAACAACATGGATAAAATGTGTTATTTGGAAAGATCAAAACCAAAGTACCGACTTTGCGAAATACCTCACCAAAGGAACTCTTTTGCATGTTGAGGGGCGACCAAATGTAAACGTGTACACGAACAAAGCTGGTGAAGCGGTTGGCGAACAAGTCCTAAACGTTACGAACTTTGATTTTTTGGGCAGTAAAAAAGATCCACAGGCGAAGCAGGAAACGAAACCACAGGAGCAGCCGAAATTGGAAGATATGGAAGCTGATGATCTGCCTTTTTAAACTAAAAACTAAAGCTATGAAATGTTCAGATTGTAAACATTGGATTAAAGGCGAAAATGAACGTGTATGGGATCAAATGCGCAAGTGTAAAATATTAAGTGGGACTATCATAAAAAATGCCGAAGCATATAATGGCAGAAAATACGATAAAGAGGTGTATCCGGATCTAGATAAAACAGGAGTACTTAGTATTGCTCTTTGCGAACATGATGGGGGCGGCTTTAATTATTTCACAAAAGGATGGTTCGGCTGTATACATTTTAAAAAAACTAAAATAAAACATGAAAAATAAAGCAGACCAGATATATAGTTTTGCCAATGACTGTAATTTAGAAATTTCAATAAACAAAGAACAATGATAAAACTATTCAAAACACGCAAAAACATCCTTAAAGAGATCGCCAGGCTCGAACTCGAAAGGGATAAAAAAGAAAAAGAACCAGTAAAATCAGATCCTAAAACATATGGGTTTGATAAATGGAGAAAAGAACAAGAAGTAAAAATTATCAACGATAAGATAAAGTTATTAAATAAATTTGTTTAATTGAAAATAAATAAATATATTGCAGTGTTTTTTCATGTAGATGGGTTTTTCATAGTTTAGGTTTTAGTTTATTTTACCCGGGCGACCCCAAATTGCCCGGGTTTTTGAAAAACAAAGAAAAATGATACAAGGAATAATTATAGGGTTGATAGTTTCGTTCGTAATAGCTACAGGATATGCTTTTTATAACGATGTTATCCGAAAGGCAGGGAAATGATTAAAGCATTGCAGGGATGAAAAATTTAAGCAACAAAATTACCAAACTAAATAAAGCAGTTTAACGACTGCTATTTTTGTTATGGGCTATAATAAAAAAAACATATACGAAAAATCAGTTAAATTAATAACTTCCAAAAACCTTTTTTTTGTTGAAGATGTTATCAGTTTATTGCCTTGTGTAAAATCTACATTTTATGATTTACTCCCAATTGGCTCAAACGAATCAAACCATATAAAAGAGTTGTTGGACGAAAACAGGGTAAATGAAAAGCTTATTTTACGAAAATCATTTCGTAAAGGACCCTCATCAGAAAAATTAGCATTATATAAATTGATATGCACAGACGAGGAGCGCAAATCCCTATCAATGAATTATCAGGATTTTACCAGTAACGGAAAAGAACTTGAAGGGTTAACTATAAAGTGGGGTGATGGTGAAATTAAGATATAATGGAATTTACGCCAAAGCAGAAAGAGGGTTTTGAATTAGTAAGGAGCGAAAAGTATAATTTTATTTTATTAGGTGGTGCGATAAGAGGGGGTAAAACAGTATGGGGCTTAGTAACATTGTTGATTTTATGCAAAATATTTCCAAATAGCAGATGGGCGGTTGTTAGAAACAATTCAGAGAGAATGAGAAAGACTACCATACCATCATTTATGACATTGGGCGCACCCGGGAGACTACGCCAAAATCCTTACGAATATACACACCCGAATGGATCGGTAATATTGTTCATCGGGGAAAACTACGACAAAGACAAAGAACTGGATGCATTTAAAGGGCTTGAAGTAAATGGTTTTTTATTTGAAGAAATAAACGAATGCAAGGAGCAAACATTAAATAAAGCTTTTGAACGTGCCGGATCGTGGATTATCAAAGATACTCCAAAGCAACCCCACCCTTTAGTTATGGCAACATGTAACCCTTCAAATGGATGGGTAAAAGAGCGTGTTTATAATAAATGGAAAAATGGCACACTACCTGACAACTGGGCTTATATACCTGCAAAAATAACTGACAACCCACATTTACCAGAGGAGTATATCAAATCATTAAAAAATTTGCCAATATATGAATACGAGGTATTTGTAAACGGCAATTGGGATATACAGCTAAAAACAGGTTGTGAATTTTTAAAATCATTTGAGCTATCGAAACATGTTAGATATTTAGATTTAGACAGGGAAAATACCGTTCATATATCAATAGATAATAACGTGTTTCCATATATTGCAATTTCGATATGGCAAATAGTACGCAACGGTGAAGGGTGGATAGTCAAACAGGTTGATGAGATACCCGCAAAAGACCCTTTTAATACCGCAAGAAAAGCAGGGAACAAAGTCGTTGAGTATATGAAAGAGAATGATTGTCATAGTAAAATGTTCATATATGGAGATCCTACGACCAAATCAAGAAATACTATTGATGACGATAAAAAGAGTTTTTTCGATTTGTTTGTCGAGCCAATAAAAAGGGCTGGTATTATTTATGAAGAAAGATTTTTCAGGAAAGCACCCCCAGTTGCAAGTACAGGGGATTTTATCAATGCATGTTGGGAAGGGATTATAAACAATATACAGATACAAATATCTGAAAATTGCAAAACATCGATAAACGATTATATACAAACAAAGCAGGATAAGGATGGCACTCTTTTAAAGAAAAGAGAAATAGATCCATCCACAGGCATATCATTTGAACCGAACGGGCATTTTGTTGATGATATGAGATATTTGATTTGTAAATGTTTTAACGATGAATTTGTAACTTTTGGAAATAGGTTTGTTAATTACGAAAGCGCATATAGTTACTCATGAACATAAAGGAAAAGATAGACAGCTTCAAATACCGCGGCAACGTTGAGACTGCCATAGCGTTACAGAATGAACTTGCTTACTATACTGAATACAATGTAGGTGCAGCTCACGAAGCCGAGTTTAGGAAAAGGGTATCTGTTATCTACAATGGCAAAGGCAATAAAGTAGATAGGTTCATGAACGCCTTTAAAGGTAAGATACTCCCTTCTTTAGAGATAATGGATACTGTTTGGGGCGAGCTTTATAAAGTGTTCGATCCTCAGGATAGCGTTTATCATTATGAGTTTAGCAACGAAGCATACGAAGGCGAAGGGAAAGAGTATATCGAAAGCACCCGGGATTTTTGGAAGACAAAGGCATGGAGCGAGCTTAAAACAAAGTTCAATAGCATACTTATAGTTGATGTTGCCAAAGAGCAAAAAGGAAACAAACCCGAGCCTTATCGTTATTTCATAGATATTAAGACGATCAGGTATATCGAATTTTACGATGAAAAGATCAAAGAGATAATATTCGAGTGCAAAGGTGAGGACGGTGAACCCAATTACCATTATTACACAGACCTGTTTTATTCAGTTTACGATAAGGATTATATGCTTATAAGCGAAGCCCCCCACAAGTTGGGGTATTGCCCAGCCGAGTTCCTTTCAAATGAATACCTTAACAGCTCCTCACAAATCAATAGGAAAAACAATTGCGTAACATGCATCGAAGAGATATTCAAATATAACTTCAAAACAATTGAGGCGTTTAAAGCCGACCTGTTATACCTCAACCCTGACAAACAAGCCCCTATGTCTTCATGTGGCTACGATGCCAACGGTCAAAGGTGCGTGGGCGGTAAACTGGTCGACATGAACAAACAGCCAGTGTTTGACAGTGGCACACACAAGCTTTGCCCAGCCTGTGGCAATGACCAGCATAACAGTGGCGGTGCAGGAAACCTTATAAGCATTGATTATAATTCAGCGGCTGTAATTGAGGGCAAAGTATCTGTTAATCAAGACCTTACAAGGTATATAAACCCCCCTATTGATGGCAACAAAGAACAATATACAAGGCTTATATCGTTAAAAGAAAGCCTTATAAAATCCATGGCAGGGGCTGACACGGTGCAGACAAAAGAGGCTGTAAACGAAAAGCAGCAAGAAGCGAACTATCAAAATCGGGAGGCTATATTAAAAGGAATATCTGATTTACTTAGCCATATAATCACGTGGTCAGACACTACCATGCTGAAATTGAGATATGCCGATAAGTTCAAATCATGTTCGGTCTTTATGGGTTCTAAATTTTACATAAGGACAGTCGATGAACTTTTAGCAATGCACGAACTGGCAACAAACCCGATAATCAAAGGTCAGATAATTGACCAGATCATCAATGTGAAATATCGTAACAACTCCCAGAAACGTGACCGTGAGATGTTGCTATTTAAGCTATTGCCATATGCCGAGGTAGGTGACAAGGAGTTTGGCGAATATGTTAAAGCAGGAAAGGTGAGCAACGAGGACTTTGTGCTACGCTCCAATTTTCATAATATCATAACCGACTTTGAAGCTGACCGGGGCAACATCCTGACATGGCTAAATACTTTTTTCAGGGAAACGGTCAACATGTACCAACGGATAAAAATAATTCGTGAAGAATTAAAAAAATATTATATTTACAACGTCAAAGAAGAGAAGTCTATTGTTGAACCAATAATAAAAGAAGATGAGCTATAAGATTATCATTTTAGAAAGCACCAAAGACAACGGGGTCGGCGAACAAAAACGCAACTTGCACGAAGCGACTTTTGGCGACAACTCGTTAAGGTCATTTGCACGTAACTGGAAACATTTCGGTTGGAAGCGTATCATGGACATTATCAAAAATCCTGACAGTGATTCCAAGTTGAGCCGTAAAGAGGTTATTGACATGCTGTACCCTGATGCCAAAATTGAAAAGCAAATTGACGGCTATACCTCTTTGGATGCCGAGGTAAAGAAGGAACTAATGTTCAAAGAGGCAACGGACGATGAGGTATACGATGACATTGTAGAAAGCGACAAAACCAAAAGGCGTGAAAAAGCCATAGCCGAAGCAAAAGAGCTGGGGATCATATTTCCCAAAAACATTAAGACCGAAACCCTTGAAGAAAAGATAAAAGAAAATATTGAAAATTAACCAACATTAGAGACGATGTTACACAAAGAAGATTTAATAAACGTAGGAGTTGAAGAAAATGTAGCCACCGAGCTACTCGAAAAACTGGGCGACAAAGCCAGTGAATTTACAACGGCAACCAACGCCTCACAAAGCGTTAAAAAGGTACGTGATGATTTTGATTTAACGATATTGACCACGACAAAAATTCCTAAGTTGCCAAATGAACAAACAACTGCATACGCCCAGCGTGTGATAAACGAAACAAGGCAATCAGTTGAGAGCAGCTATAAGGAAAAGGTCAATGCTTTTGCATCCGAAATTGAAGAACTTAAATCACAATTAAAGGGCGGGCTTAAAGACGAAAAGACCAAAGAAATGATCGCAGCC